TTATATCACACAATTTTGTTTGATGTCTAGCAACTATTCTGTCATTGCCTTTATTTCCAAACCTTGGACAATCTTCTATGTTTTCTTGGGCTTCTTCTGCAAAAAAATATCCGTCTTCACCATTCATTGGCATACCTACTAAAATTATTTTTGTAAAACCCATCTTTCTCGCTACCTGAAGCGCATCTATACCACTTGTTGCACCTTTTTTTATATCGGTCCAGAAATAATCAGCAGTGTCATGCAAGTCTTGCCGATAATGTTTTGTTGTGTGCGTTTCTATGTCTTTATTAATAGAACGTGACACAAAGTAAGGTATTTGATCAGGATGAGCAGTAATTAATTTGTCACAATACAAACCTTGTACCGCCTCATTCACACCTATTGTAATAAAGTTACTATAAGTGCGTTGTATTCTTAAATAGTTTTTTAACAAACAAGGAGCTGAACCACAAATTACCGCAGTTAGCCCCTCATTTAAACCTGTATATACTTTTTGTACAGGAATCATATTCTTAATATATACAATATATATACTTTAAATATGTCGGACATATTAGTCTGAATCAGATGGTGTAGCTGTATTGATAACATTGTATGTATCAACAACACCACTTGCATTCGATGCAACAATAAATTGCCCGAAAGCAGTAACAGATGTTGGAGTAGTTACATCATCAACAACTGTTACATCAATAATATCACCAACTTCTAGTTGATAATATACATCGTTAAAGTACCCAGCACCGTCAATAGTTGTAACACCATCAGTAGTTCTGTAAGAAAATCTAGCAGGTGCTAATCCTCTTGTAGAGTTAGAACCCATAGACGTAAAATTTGTAATAGAAAATGTCATGATTTACCTCTTAATTATGCTTCGTAAGTTAATACTTCGATAATACCTTCGGAATCAATACCAACTGCTCCAGCAGAGTAAAGTCCGTTAGTCAACCATGAAGTTTTTTCTGCAATGTAGTTCATTTCAGTTCTCATGTCGATACCAACAGCAAGACCAATTGCAGATTTATGATAAGCAAAGTTCTTTCTTAAGTTTCCAGTTAAAGCAATACCACCTTCGTCTCTATCTTCGATCATTACAAAGTTAAAGCCCAAAAGGGTATTTACTTCACCATTAACTAGAGCTTTGACAGACGCGTAATCAATTGAAGTTGATTTTTCCTCGCCTAGTAAATCCTCAAGTCCGTTTGCATTTATAACAAAAGTTCTGTCAGATGATGGAACACCAGCAGCGTCTAACAATCTTTTAGCTCTTCTTAATTTAGCAACGTTAAGTCCTGAATTAGTACCACCAACGTTTTCATCAACTTGAGTTGAGCTAGCTCCTGCATCAGCTGCGTCTAAAATAATTTGATCTGCACGACGACCAATAGCACTAGAAATAGTAGTAACCAACTCTTTTCTCTCATCAAAGTTGATTTTTTGTAGGTCGTAAATATCAGAATATTCTGGTGCTTCCCAGTCTGTTAGAGTAGCAGTTGCATTAGAATGAGTTACATTCATCGGCACAACGTCACTTTGTGGAATTCTAGGTTGTGCTAAACCTTTTCCCAATTTAGGGAATCTGTGAGTAGAACCAACAACACCTGTTTTAGTTCTAACTGTGTTCATAAGCTTTGAAGCTCCTTGATACGCTTGTTTTACTTCTGCATCAAACTGAGCTATAAAAGCAGTAGATATGCTTGTAGACATAGTTTTATGTAAAAAATTAATAATGTTTATGAAATATCGCTACAGTGAGCTAAAGTGTTGCACAGGCCGTAAGGTATGCTGTGTCTTCTTTAGGATGTTACTTCGTAGTTTCCTACTACGCAAAGAACGCTTCATTTATAGGTGTTAGGCCACAAACTTAGCGTTCTTGTATTTTATGATTTTCGTTAAATGCTGTCAAGCTATATCTAGCCGTTCATAGCTTCGAAGTGAGCCTTAACTTTTGCATGTGCTGAGGCATCTCCTTTTTGATAAGCGTCTGATCTAATAATCTCGTCTACTTCGTCTCTTGATAAGATACCTTCTGGTACTGCGGTTTGTACTGGTATTGAAGGTTCGCCAGTTAATGCAGCAATCTTATTTAATACTACAACTGAGGCAGCATCAACCGCCATATTTTGAAATACTGGTAATTCATCTTTACTCAAAATACCTTTATTAACCATGCCTTGCCCCCAATTCACAACGCTTTGCAATACTCTTTTACCGTCTTTCCCAAGCTTTGCAATTTCTGCCTCTCTATATTCTGCATCCTGCGCTTCCTGCTCTTCTTCCGTCAACTCAGGGCCATTAAATGTCAACAAACCCTTTTCTTGCAAGCTAGGAATTAACTTTGAAACAAAAGTATTAAACTGATCTTTAGTAAGTCCAGATTCTAAAGCTGTCTCTTTTAGCATTTGAGACGCGTCTCCGTCTTCTGGCAATAGTTCCCCTAGATCTTCTGAGTAACTATATTCATTTGCTTCCTTTGGCGGTTTAAAACTGCTTTTTTGTGATAAAGCTTTTCTCAAATCCAACGCTTTCTTTTGTTCTGTTTGATAAGCCTTAATTAAATCATCCTGCTTTAGAGATTTATTTTCTTCGTCCCAGAAAGAATCGTCTAAACCCTCTGGCTTTACTACTTCTACAACCTCTTGTTCTTGCTGTTGCTCTTGTTGCTCATCAACTGTTAGCTCTTCTTGTTCCGCTTCAATTCCTGTCATTAAATTTGATTCTGTCATATTAATCCTTTAGTTTGGTTATTGATTCAATTCGATCTATAATAGATCTTACAATAGTATTTTGCCCCTCTCGTAAAAACGCCATGTGAACGCCAGTTTCGCCATCTCCTGGAACCCATGCAGGTTGTTCTATTGTACATTTCTTTAAATGTGCTAAAACCTTTTTTCCCGCCTCTGAATTAAAACACTTTGCATAACATTTGTTTAAATCATCATTTAGTGATTTTGCAGTTTCATTATGCAAGGCATCTGCTGCTTCCATATCATCCAAACCATAAGGTTTTTCCAAATTAGAATCTTGATTTGTCATATTTTAACTAATATAAAAAGTTTATGACCTTTTATCACAATTATTTTATATAACAAGTTTAAGCTTGTTGTTGCATTTCTGCTTGCTGCATTGCTTGAGCTGCCATGGCAGCTTGTTGTTTTAGCTCTTGTTTTTGCTCTTCAGTTCTTATTAAAGAAGGTGATACGCCTAGTTTATCAGCAATATAAGCCCCTATATCATCTATATTGAGAGTTAATTGGCTCAAATTACCTGTAGGGTCTATGCCTTTTAATACTTGGTCTGTATTTACTATGGTGTTTACTTCCTCTAGCCCTTGTGCTTTTGCAAGTGGTGCTAATATTTGCGTTGTTACGTTGATATTATCAATCTTAATGCCTTCACCAAAAGTAATAATATTTCTGTTTTCTAATACATGAATGACACGTTGTAATAACTTTTGTACAAACTCAAATATAAGCCGTCCAAACGCTGCGCCAGTATCTACTTGTAATTGCTTCATGCGCTCAACAATTTCTGTTGCTGATCTTACAGGGCCAGCATCAGGTGGCAATCTATCATTAAGCATTAATGTATTAATACGTTGCGTAAGATCTTCAAACATAAAAGCTTGTGCGTTAAAATCGCCAGTTCTAGGCAATGGAACAATAGAAGGGCCAGAAGGGCCTGCATTTCTTGCCACTGGGATCATTGCATTAGGTGCAATCCTAATTGTATTAGGATTGGTCACCCCGTCATCTGCAACAGTATAAACACCAAAGATATTCAACTGCGCTGATCTAATCATTAACTCTTTAGCTTTATTTAGCATTTTAAGGTCTGGCAATGCTTGTAATAATGGACCTCTACCAAATACTTCGCCTGCTACCTTAGACCAACGAACAATAATCCATGGGTTAACTTCATATTCCCTCTTAACAATCTTGTCATTTTTATAAATAACTTCGTATCTCCACAACTGATCTTTATCATCCCAATAGGTGGATTCTTCAAACTCTATTTCTTTTTCAGGGTTGTCTTGTATGCAATCAGATAAATCACTAGTTAATTTAGCATCTGGAAAAGTTGCCATAATGCCTCTAGCTGCTACTTTATGATCTCTGTATATCCCAGATATTTGACCGTTTTCAGATTCATCTAAACATAGATTAGCTGTTGGCACAGTAATAAACTTAATAGGCATTTGTTCATCACCTTCTAGCACTAACATAGCGCCAGTTCCAACAGCCAAATCATAATACATCTCACCGACTGCAACTGAAAAGTTAGAGCTGTTTAATGTTGAGAATAGTATATCTGTAACTAATTCTAATATTTTGTTTACTTCTTGTTTACGCTCTGGTGGAATTGCTGGCCCTGCTTTTAATTCAGCCCATTTGGTAAAAGGAGGAGTTAAAGCTGACTGCATGCGATTAACAAAGCCATTAACTGCCATAATACCAGCAGAATCAAAAACTTTGTCCATTTTAATTTCACCTTGCGAACGCCTATTATACAAGTTTCTTTGCGGTAACGCCAACTCATAAGCGCCTTCAAACAAAGCTTTATATTGCAACTGCACGCCCTTTGCTGTGTTTATTCTTTTCTTTAATTGCGTTATATTTAGCTCAGCCATTATTCGGTATCAAATAATTCAGTTGTATCTATTTCTAGCTCTTTGCATCTTTTAAGAAAGTCGGCTTTCCTTGTGAAAGTTTCCATATCATCATATTTAGTTTCCATAACATTATTTTTTTCAATTACCCCATAGTGTGATGGCGGGTGTTGTCCGTTATAAGCTATGTAGTAAGTGGTCCTTGTTGGCTTTTCAATTATACTATTCATATTACTAGTCCTCCATCTATAAATCCCCAGCTGTCATCTTCTATTATTGCAACCTTTGCAACTAATCCTGACGCATTATATTTTGAGGTGCCAAAGTGAATATTAACACCATCAAATAAATTTAATTGTTCCCAAGCTATTAAAGTTCCACTATAATTTGCAATTGACAGCTGACCTCCTTGTAAAAAATTTGTACCAGAAGTTATATATTGAGCATTCCAATCAGCCATACTAAAATCTAAACTAGTGCATTGTCTAAAAGTATTATTTAGAGTAAGATTTTTGCCAAAACGCCATTCTCCAAAATCTTCTGTCATAGAACTGCAATTATAAAAAGTTTCATTAACTCCAGTCGCAATCTCCATATTTGAAATTGTCATGCTTGGAAATTTTACTATAGACGAGCAGTTCCTAAACTGCCTAAAAAGACCACCTTGTGCAAGAACATATTTGTCTGTTGCTGGCATTGTAACATTGCTGCACCCATAAAAATGCGCATTAGAAGTTTGATATATTAAATCTCCCCATTGCCTGACTTCAAGAAGTTTCAGCCTATCGTTAGCATTCGCAAATCTAATAATAGTAAAAAGCCCATATATTCTCACCTCGTATTCTCCAGCCGCAGGATAAGTATGAGTCCATTTCGGGTCATCATAGGCTGTAATGTAATCAGATGTGTTATCGCCCCAATCTACCCAACAATTATAGGAACCGTTACTACCTGTCGGAATTGCAATTTGATCACTATTTGATACTCCTGCATTATCTGTTTTCCAGTAGGTAATAAAAGCGTTACTATCTTCACACAAATTTTTTGAGCAAGGTAATTCTATAGGATGAGATATTGGGCTTTGAACTGCATTAACCATTAATTTTCTATAGTATTTCCAAATTTTTGAACCCAAACTTGACTGTCTTCCGTACCACCGTCTACAGTTCTTCTTGCTCTAAATATTGGCGGCAAATCCATAGTAAACAAATCGTTTGTCTGAATAGCTTTATATGTTACAAAAGATAGAGAGCTTTCAAGCTTTCCCTCAAGCACTATAGTGTCGCCAGACCCAACCTCTATTTGAATGTGCGCTTTTTTTAGCGTTTGTTCTCTTTCTGTAATTGTTTGCGTGTCGCCAGTGTCACCGCTTGTCGTATCAAGTATTTTAGTGATGCTTCCAGTTACTTCATTTACCATATGATTTATTTAATAGTTATTTGTAAATACAACACATAGTTGTAAACCTCGATAATATTTATGCAAGAGTTTATTAACCAAGTGTTGACTGCACGCCAAGAGCCGAGCCAGTAAGAAGGCTTCTTCTCCCAATTCTGCCACTTGCTGCTAATCTTTGTTGTTGTCTAAACTCTGTTGCTTGTTCTGCTTCTTTTGCTGTTTGTATAGCTGCAATTTCTGCCTGCCTTTCTTTTTCAGCTCTTGCTATATTTTTTGCTCTTGTTTCTGCCCTTCTAGCTGTCATTGCTTGTTTATGTGCCGAGACCGCTTGACCTGCTGCCCCTGCTGCTGCCAATCCTAATGTAACGGCTGTTGTTGCTGCTGCCATTATAAAACCTTTAAATAGTTATAAACTTGATCCGTTCTAACAAACCCAAGTTTTCTGAAACGAATAGCTAACCCAGCGTTATTAGTGGATGAAAAGATAAACTTGTAACCTTTATTTTTAGCAAGTTCTATAAGCTTAGTCAATAACAACGTTATAGCATGCCTTCTTATTTCCTTATTTGTGTCATAATTTGCAATAGTAAATTCTAAGGCAGCTATTTTTGAATTGGTAAGATATATAAACCCTGCGCAAATCTTTTCTCCTTCATATTCTACAACTAAACCTGTATCTGTAGGTAATATTTCCACTGGTGGACATACCCATTCACCCGTTGCGTAATGATTATACCATTTCTGTA